GTCCATTATACTCATGACTAGTCAAAACTTCTAGCTTCCAATTGAAAACTCATGCGGGGGGAGAGCAGTCTCCCTCCACTTTTTTCAAAAAACACTGTACAAACCTATGATAGTATGGTATAATATATAATATACAAGGTGACAATTATATGATGAAATTCTACACAAACGTATCCCGATATGGCAATATGCTATTATATCGTGGTTATGAAAATGGAAAACGTGTAACACAAAAAATCAAATACGGTCCGAAACTATATGTTTCAACAAACCGTCCAACATCATGGAAAGCACTTGACGGAACTCCAGTCGGAGAAGTCAGATTCGAATCCATGCGAGAAGCCAAAGATTGGATTGGCGTAAACAAAGATGTAGCTGGTAGAGATATCTTTGGAAACACTCGTTATATTTCTACCTTTATTAACGATGAATTCCCTGGACAGATTGAATTCAATCGTAATCTAATTAACGTAACAACAATCGACATCGAGGTCGCATCAGACGACGGATTCCCAGAGCCAGATAGAGCAGACAATGTCATTACAGCTATTACTATCAAAAACAATATCGATAATACTTACTACGTCTGGGGACTCGGTGATTATAATGTTGAAAATACTATTATGAAAACCCACCGTGTGGTCTATAAAAGATTCGAACAAGAATCTAGTTTGTTAATTGATTTTATTGGTCATTGGGATTCAACAACACATTCACCAGATGTTATTACTGGTTGGAATACAAGATTCTTTGATATTCCATATTTACATAACAGAATTCTAAAACTTCTTGGCGAACAATTCTCTAAGCGACTAAGTCCTTGGGGAATGATTGAACGTAGAGAAATTACTAAACAAGGCAGAACACAAGTTGCTTATGAATTAAAAGGTATATCTAATATGGATTACCTAGAGCTATTCATTAAGTTTGGTTACTCATACGGTGCTCAAGAATCTTACAAACTCGACCATATTGCAAATGTCGTACTTGGCGAAAAGAAATTGTCATACGAAGAATATGGTTCAATTTACAGTTTATATAAAAACGATTTCCAAAAGTTTATTGATTATAATATCAAAGACGTTGAGTTGGTTGATAGACTAGAAGATAAGATGGGACTTATTACTCTTGCAATGACAATCGCATATAAAGCAGGTGTAAACTATTCTGATACTTTTGGCACAACTGCTATATGGGACACAATCATTTATCGTAAATTGACAGATAATAAAATGGTTGTTCCATTCTCAGAAGATAAAACAAAAACTAATTATCCTGGTGGTTTCGTAAAAGACCCATTGGTTGGTATTCATGACAACGTGGTCAGCTTCGACCTCAACTCACTATATCCTTCTATCATTATGCAATACAATATGTCACCTGAAACTATTGCAGATGGAGAAGTTACTAAAGTTGATATCGAAGCTGTCCTCACCAAATCACAAAACATCGACAATAAAGGCAAAGCCCTAGCCGCAAATGGACAATACTTCAGAACAGAAAAGCAAGGTATTCTTCCAGCGATTATTGACGACATGTATAACGAAAGGGTTGGCATTAAAAGGGAAATGATTAATGCTCAAAAGAAATTACAAAAGGTAGATAAAAATGATAAACAAGAGCTTTACTCGATTGAAAGGGAAATTTCACTGTCCGAGAATAGACAGATGGCAATTAAAATTCTTCTTAATTCTCTCTATGGTGCTATGGGGAATAAATACTTTAGATTCTTTGACCAGAGAATCGCAGAAGCAATTACACTCACCGGACAACTTACAATACGATGGGCCGAATATGCAATCAACGCCCACCTCAATAAAACCTTGCGAAAAGGAAAAACCTGGAAAGACTATGTCCTCGCAATCGACACAGATTCATTGTATGTATGCCTAGATGATTTAGTAAAAGCAATCAATCCACCTAATCCTATCGACTTCCTTGATAAAGTCTGTGCACAAAATCTAGAGCCAGTACTCGAAAAGTCATATGACGAATTATATTCTATGTTTGGTGGCATTGATAATCGTATGGTAATGAAACGAGAAGCTATTGCAGACAAAGGATTGTGGACGGCTAAAAAGCGATATATTCTAAACGTCCATGATAACGAAGGTGTTCGATATGCTGAACCTAAACTCAAGATTATGGGTATTGAAGCTATTAAATCGTCAACACCTGAGCCATGTCGTGATGCTCTTAAACAGATATTCAAAGTTATTATGAGTGGTAACGAAAGCCAAACTCAACAAGCTATTGACCATTTTAAAAATTACTTTAATACATTACAGCCACATGAAATTGCATTCCCTCGTGGCGTATCCAAAGTTAGAGAATACAAAGGTAATACAACTATTTACAGAAAAGGTACACCAATCCATGTCAGAGGCTCATTATTATACAACAGCCAAGTTGATGACCTTTCATTAAATAAAAAATACACAAAAATCAAAAACGGCGAAAAGATTAAATTCGTCTATTTGAAAACGCCAAATCGTATACATGAAAATGTAATCGCATTCCCTGATTACTTACCAGACGAATTTGGTTTACACAAATATATTGACTTTGAATTGCAATTCCAAAAAACATTCTTGGACCCAATTCAACCAGTATTGGATGCTGTAGGGTGGTCACCTGAAGAGATATCTACATTGGAGGATTTCTTTGGATAAACACTGTACATTTATTAATAAGTATGGTATAATACTACAAAATGGAGAAAACTTATGAAAGAACTAAAAACTGAACAACTTCTAGTAAGACTCGTATCAGGAGAAGAAATTGTTGGTGATGTTACATTAGGAACTGATTCACTTACAATTGAAAACGGTTATAACCTATTGCCAGGCGGTGAAGGTAAAATCGCTTTTATTCCTTTTATGGCTTACACAGAAGCACACAAAGGCGTTACAATTAGTAACAAACACGTATTATTTACGGTAAAACCAGTTGGCCAACTTGCTGACCAGGTTAACCAAATGTCAGGTAAAAAAGGACCATCAATCCAAGTACCTAACAAGGATATCATAGTACCAAAATGATAAAAACAATTGAACATGTAACAGATTGGATAAAGGCAGACGAAGTACCTACGCTATCAGTTCCTCAATATGAAGAATGGGTAACAGAATATGGCAAATTTACTGGTTCCAAAGACCCAGGAGGAAATCAAATCCATGGGGTATATCAATGGGCACATAAAAACGATTTAGAAAAAATTGGCGAAAAAGTTATTCACGGAGACATTGGATATATCGGAACCGCGCTTAGAGATATTATTGGTAGAACAAGAGCAGTCACTGTACCAAAGGGAGCACATCCAATTAAGATGCTTTTGGCAGCAGGTGATTATGATGTTGAAGACTTAAGAGTTAGATATCTATTTATTAAGAATGCAGCTGATACAGTTAAGTTTGCTAATGGTCGAAAGCTCGAGACATATTTACATGACGAAATGGATAAAAAATTTGGTTATAGATATAAGTGGGTAAATGCTCAACTGAGTAACGATAATAAACACAATTATGTTTTAAAGAATTGGAGAGAACTTACATATATGCAAGCAATAAAGATTCTACCAGAAGTAATTGAGATAACAAAACTATTAGGTGCAAATCATATTGCATCAGAAGTAGAACAAATAGTTAATGGAGACTATAATGAGTAAAGATTGGGTAAAAGACATATCAGATATGCACTACAAATATGGCGTAAAGATGTGGATGCACAAGAATAAAGACGATGCTGAAAAGCTACGTAAGTATCTAGAATTTAGAGTTAAGTTTATAAGAGAAGAACTAATGGAAACAGAAGCAGCTCTTACAAATAATGACCCAGAAGAAATTGTCGATGGATTAATTGATTTATGTGTTGTTGCTATTGGTACACTTGACGCATTCGGGATTGACCCATATAAAGCATGGGACGAAGTACTCAAAGCAAATCTTTCAAAAGAAGTAGGTGTAAAAGAATCTAGGCCAAATCCACTTGGATTGCCAGATTTAATTAAACCAGAAGGCTGGGAGGGTCCAGACCACAGCGGTAATCATGGTTTCTTTAACAATATTTGATTCGATATACGATAACAAAACTGAAAAACGAATGGACTACAATTCATTCGATGAGTTTGAGCAAGTTTTATATCGTTTAGCAGAACAGAAAAAGTATCTTAAGAAAAAAGATGCACCTTTAATTAGTCCAGCAATTTATAAGACCGAAACTACTCGAGCAAATTCCAATGTCACGGGCTGGGGTGGTTTCGGCATCCTTGATATTGATGACTATGATGGTGATGTAAAAGATATCGA